CTTTACCATTTGCAATTTTTTTATCAGCCATAATTACCTCACTTCTTTCCTGCTTCGTTTAACTTCTTGGTGATTTGCTGTTGAAACCATTTGAGAACAATCGGTATGCTCACATTAGATGTCAATCCAAAAAGATAACCGATGGGATAACGATAACTTTCATAGGCCGCAAGTTGTGGAACATTTGTAAATACAATAGAAATCAACAAATATCCAGTTGCTGACATTCCCATATTGATAACTAAATCAAGTAAAATCAACCATCCATGACCGTTATACTTATCCTTATTATCCTGTCTGTAATTAAACAGAAATATCCAAAATGATGAAAATAATACCAATCCAAGCATCATCATTTCAGAAGTGTTAAATAAATCAATCATATTATGTTACCTTTATTTTCCTTCAATTCTATTAAAAAATTCTATAGATTTTATAAGTTGTTCAATCTGATCTGTATGTGACAGCGATTGATATATAAGTAATCCAAATGTGAATAGAACTATAAACCATAAACATGTGAATGATATTAACACAAGTTTAGATATTAATTCTTCTTCTTTCATTTATCTTCCAATTGATAATTAAATGCTTTTGTATCCTTTGATGCTGGTTTTGCCATTGGTCTAAGCCAAACATAAATTACCATACTGCTCGTTGGTGATGGAAATTTAAAGGTTGGTTTGCCCTTCCTCATACCAATATCATCAGTTGCATTAACTGGATGTCTTGCGAGTTTGCGTTTCTTGATTTCATCACTAACATACTTGTCAAGTTTTCTGTCTAAACGCGTTTCTTTGAGATATTCTTTAAAATTTATCATTTATTCTTCTTATCCTTTATCAACTTTAATAAATCTGTAGTTGATCCAACATACAAATTATTATTAACTGATGCTGGTCCTGTTGGTGCTTTGTTTGTTAATTCTTTTTTAACTTTTTGAAGATTTACCAATTTTTCATTAGTTTCTCCAAGATTTTTAATCAGTTGTGAAGCAACTTCAAAATGTCTTGCATGCTCTGTCGATTTTGCTATTTCTAATAATTCATCTAATGCGTCATGTCCCTTTTCCATTAAATTATAATAATTTTCTCTTGAATATCTATAATCAGTTTTAAAATCCTCATCATCTGAATCTACTGTTAATCTTTTTTCCGTCTTTTCTGGAAGAGTTGTTATTGGGTCTTCAACCAAAACTTCTTGAACTAAATCTTTTATGTCCATGATACATCGTCTCCATCAAGTGTTAAACTAAACCCAAAATCATCATCCGCTGCCGCATCTTCTGGTTTGGGTTTTATTCCAAGAGTTGCGGTTGTTTGTGTTGATGTATTTCCTAATAAATTTACGTCTGTAGATTCTAAATAAAGTGATTCAGAATCTTCAGTTATTACGCTATTAATTGTAAATGCTGTACTACTTTCCAAAAGAAATCTATCTAAAGTACCAATATCCGCATCCGCGTTTCCAGATACATTCTCAGGAACTATTATCTGAAGAGATATTTCCTTAATTGGTTTTCCACTAGTCGATAATTCTGGATACAGAAACGTTTTCATTGTAAATTGCATATCCCATGATAAAGATCTTCTAGTTTCAAAATCTCCGTCATACGCATCTGTATAGTTAACAGAATTTAATATAATAGGACAATCGACCGCAATATCCATTAAAGGTACAGTTTTAATAGTTACTGTAAATTCTGGTGTAAAATTTGGTAAAATCTGTTCAACAATTTGTGCAGCATCTTCTGCATTTTTTGCTAAAATAGCCAAATCAAAAATAAAATTATAAGGAACAGGATTATATTGTGTTCTTAATGTTCCAGATATAGAAGAAGAATTCTTACCAACAGTATTCAATTTTCTTGTTCCATCATACATTATCTGACTCATCATAAACCCAATTCTAGGTAAAATTATTGCTGGAGTTCCTGCAAGAGCGGGATTTGCAATTCTAACCATAAATTTTTGTTTTGGTCCATAAGCAACAGGAATTTTTAAAGTTTCTACTACAACTCCGGATGAATTTACCCTTTTAACTGAAATATCATTAAATAATGAACCAAAAGCAACAACCATTTTTCTGATTGTTTGATGATATGTCGATGTTCCAAACATTATATGTTACCTTCAGAAAATGGATCTCTATCAGTGAAATCAAATATTGAATCACTTTCAGTTTGAATACCTAAATTATTCGCCAGTGGATCTGTTAGAATTACCAGATCATCTGGCACTGCTGTCATAGACCAAGATGCAGCACTTGCTACACCCACAACATCATATGCTGTAGTAATAGTACCAACAATATTTCCAACTCTCAAAGTCTTTGTAGTAGGAGCCCAAGAAAGAACTTTCATCGAAGTGTCTCCATTGCTACAATCTTCTCCTATCGTAAAAGTTCCTTCTCCTGAAGTAAATACCAAGTCCATCGAGTATCCATAATCTGTTTCAATATCGTCGATTGCCGCAATACCAGTATCCATATCCTCATGACTGTACTCAAACGTTTCACAAGTGAGAGTATATATTGGAAGATTCCCCAACTGATAAAATACTTTTTCATGTTCAACAAATCTAACTTCAAATAATTTATCATTTAATGGAAAATATATTAAATCTCCTTCATATGGTCTATCAAGTCTTCCTGCTATTTCTTCATCTTTCCACCGTCTTTGAGCAACATCTAAAATTACTTGATCTCGTATTTCAAGCCCAAATTGTCCTACCATATCACCTTCACCACTAAATCCATCAGTTGAATCAATATACATTTCTATTATATGTGCAGCTGAAAATTTAGAAGCGACGTCTTCACTATACAAATTATCTACTGCGACTGATGTTCTAGGCAGATAACTTATATCTATTCCATGTATTTTAATCGATTCTTCTACCAAATCATTCAGTAAATTTTGTTCTGGTTGAAAATCAACATTTTGAAAATATGTAGATACTGGCATTTATTATCCTACTGCAAAGTCGACTGGGAATTGATATTTTCCTTCTAAATCTTGTAACAATATTTCTATATTTGATTTAGCTTCATCTAAAATTCTACCACCATCTAAAGTGGTTCCTCCAGGTAATTGTGTACCTTGATATTTAATTAAATTATTTCCCCATTGTTTTCTAAACAATTCTGTAGTGTATTGTTTTAACCACATATCATTAAAAACATCCGTATGTGTAGTTGGATCAACGATTTGTACACATTCAGCAACTAGATAATCCCCCACATTAAATTCCTTAGACCAATCAACATCAACATATAATCTATCCTGATGCCTAGAAAATCTCATTCCTGGTTTCCCACTAAATACTTCTTGAAGTACTCCTAAATGTTGTTGTACTTGATAGTATGATACTATTGAAGTTTTGGTTAAATCATAAATATCATTTAAATATAATTGATATCTAACATCAAACATGTTCTTTGTTGATCCACTATCCAAGGGAAAAACGGCTATAACACCAATAGTTGCCTCTAATAATGTAACGTATGAGTTATCAATATCATCTTGTGTTATTTCGTGTTTTAAAAATGTTTTAATTGTGGCATCTCCATGAAATTCTTGATACATTTGAAGACCTTCTTCCAATCTATCTTCCAGTTGATCCTCTTCAACATTGATCTGAATAACTGGTTTCCCTAATGCCCTTAAACAATATTCTCTTAATTCTGTTCTTGACGCTGGTTGTGTAGCTGACATAATGTTCCTATAACGGCGTTAATATATGTTATATTAACTATTTAGTAAGGTAAGTTTATGGAAATTTTGATTACTGGACACAATGGTTTCATTGGTTCCAATCTCTACAATTATCTTAATTCATATCATAATATTTATGGAATTGACTACCCAAATGACATATTAAATACTGAGTTACCTAAAGTTGATTGCGTAATACATTTAGCAGGTTCAACAGGTGTCAGAGAAAGTCATAAAAATCCTAAAAAATATTTAGATAATAATATAAAAATAACTAAAAGAATATTTGATCATTATAAAGATACAAAAATTCTATTTGCATCCACCTCTTCTGTAAAAGAATTACAAAGTCCATATGCAATATCAAAATATGCATGTGAACTTATTGCTCCCAAAAACGTTGTTATTATGAGGTTTTTTACTGTTTGGGGAGATTATAATTATAGAAAAAATATGTTATATGGACTAGCCATAGAAGGTAAATTAGACTATATTACTGAACATAAAAGAGATTTTACTCATGTATATGAAGTTTGTAGAGCCATTAAAATACTAATAGATAAAGGAGTTGGTGGAGAACTTTATGAAATCGGTCACGGAAAACCAATATCCCCCCTTGACTTTTTGAAAAAGATAGGGTATAATAAGGTGTTACCGTTTAGGAAAGTTGAAGGTGAATCTAATATAACTTGTGCAGATCCAACTAAAATGGAAAAATTGGGATGGTAATTGACTACTTTAAAAATGATTGGAAGCCTAATATGTTAACAGTAGAAAGATATAGTGATAATCCTAATTTATATAGACCGTCTATAGAAATATTTAGAGAAAAAACTTTTCAAGAAGGAAATGAAAGTATTAGTTATAAAAAATATAATCCGGATAATCCAGATATAGAAACATGGATGGTATTTAATGATAACAATGTTCTTATATCAATTAGTGCTGGTGAAAAATCTCATTATACAAATGATCCTAATATAGTATTACGAATTTGTAGATATCATATATTAAAACCTTATCGTAGAACGCATTGTGGATTAATGATGGCTGAATATCAAATACAATGGGCTCGTGAACGTGGATATCAAATTTTATATGTCACACATGATATTAAAAATAGAGCAATAAATGCATTATATCAACGAAAGAAAAAAATGCCGCTAGGAACATTTAAAAAATGGACAGAAGGAGAGTGGTATAAAAAATTACAATTAGAAAAGAATTTTTTATTTAAAACAGGAAGTATGTTACAATATGTTTACAGCATTAGATTATTTGATCCTAACTTTATTTGGAATCCCAAATCAAAATACATAGTAGAAAAAAAACATAATGGAGATATTTAATTTGCAATTAAAGTATCCAGATATACACGTTCTTTTATTTCATCCCAAGATTCATTAGTGGTGATCCCTATTATTAAGTGGGCGTCATCAATATCTTTTTTTGTAACATGCAGTTTCATTGAATTAATAAGAACGGGATTTGGACCAACAGTAATAACTGATTTCTCAGGATCTTCTTGAAAAGTAATAGTAAATGAATTAGAGGTAATTGGAAAATAAATGGCGTAACCTATAATACCCTCGTCAGGGTGTGGTTGACATGTAGCCTCTAAAGAATAAACACGCGTGTGACGTCCCTCCCTTTTATTGTCGAATAGAAAAGCGTCATGTATACTCATTATACCTCCAAATTCTTCTATAAGAGTGGTGTCCGGGTCAAAATCGAATCGAAATTTCGCATCATCAACTTTTTTGATCATCCAGGAATCAATTTCATCAAGCATCCAACCTTTTGTAAAAGACGATAGAATTGTTTCTTTAAGTTCCCCCTTAACCTGAAATCCATGTGTACCATATGTTTGAGATAAGTCTGAATCTGGAATGGCGCTGGTTCCATTCCAGACCTTTTTTACCTGGTCTTGAGTTAAATGATTTAATAATTTTGGTACTTCTACTGCATAATCGTCATACATGAATTAATTCTCCGTTATTATAGTATTTATCTACATCATGCCATAGACTGTTACTCTTTTGTTTAAAGAATAAAGTTATTCCAATGAATAGCCGTTTCATGTATTTATCATTTACCATATGAGGAATTTGACCGTTTATTAAAGTGGGCATTCGATAGCTGTGACTGTATATTATATCAGTATCTTTTACGTTATTTAAAAATTGTATTTCGTAAGTTTGTGGATCTATTGGTATAACAAGGTGTATATATTTATCTATATGTTGTACTAATTTATGTTCAGCAAATTTATGAATTAACCATACTTCCGGATCTTTAGTCATTATATTATGGTTAAGTTTTTTTGTAATATCTATTTTTATTATTCTACTTTCTACACAATAATTAGGATTATTTTGGATTTTAGGAGAATCAGAAAATGGCACATGTTGATTATCTTCCCATATTTTAATTAATTCTGCTTGTGAATAATAATTTTTTAATTCAGGTAGTTCTAATATAAAGGTATTCAATTAACAATCCTTTGTTTAATTATATCATTCCAATTATTGTTATTAAAATATAAAGATATTTGAATAAATTTTCTACCTATTTTTTGGTCAAATGCGGCATGCGGGATTTGTGCATTTAATATTGTGGGCATAGAATATGTGTGTTCATATAAAATATTATCATTATTTAGATATCTAATGGTACAATCTTGTTTTCCGATAGGTAAAATCAATGCGGCGTCACGTTCAAAATCTGTATGAATTCGCATAGACAAATTATTTATTTTTTTAACAAACCACCCTACCATTTCTTTTTTTAAAATATTTTTATTAATAACATCAAAAATGGGAGATGTTGTAAATTTTATACCCTCCATGCCATACGGTTCCCATTCTGGATTATCATCTTTAAGTAAATGTTCATTTTCTTCCCAATATTGAATCAAGTACTCTTGAGGAAAGTAACTATTAAGCTCAGGTATTTCTATAACAAAATCATTAAACATTTAAAGTTACTTCTACTAAGTTTTTGAATTCTGAAAATGTATAATTTTTCATGCCATACCATCTAGTAACCCAATTTAATCTAGGTGCTTTTATTATTTTAACATCATGTAAATAATCTGTATTTAATAAAACGGGTTTATCTATTTTAACGGTTCCCATTTTTGTTAAATTTTTATTTGAATAATCTTCAGGCACTTGCCAATGAGTTTGGTTATGCATAAATGTTAATTTTATATTTTTGGGTGTCTCATATATATTAATTTCTGCAGCACCAAATATAGGTAATAATAAATTATAATGTCGTTGTTTTGCTAGATCTACATGAGCGGGCATATAACCATCATCATTGGAATAATTGAATCCAGTCGCATGTATATCAAATACATCATGTACCTTTGCATGATGATTTAATATTTCTTTCCAATCTTTTCTAAAGCTTTCTTTTGTAATTAACGCCTTACTAATAGAGGTTGTTTCTAAAAATTTTGTAGGTTCAATGGGCTCACATTTGTTAAACAAATCTATGAATAGCTGTTTATTATATTTTATATCAATATATTCTAAAATATCTTTTATTTCTTCCATAAATTTAGCCATGTTGAATATGTTGTTTGAACTCCGGCTTGAGTTTTATCAGAAATGTTTATGTAATTAGATATTATTTTTGCTTCACTTTTAAAATGTTCATAGTTATTAGGAATAACATGTTCCCATGAATCATTAAAACATTTAGAATGCACAACATTTGCTCCTAATTTATTTAATATTTTTATTGTTTGGGGAAAGTGGCGACTTCCTCCTTCTTCACCACTTGTAGTAAATGTTAATAATATTGTGTCACATTTAGAAAAAGGATATGATTTTCCTAATGACCAATTCTGGTAATATTTTGTTACAAGCCAATCTAAAAAATTTTTAAAGGCGGTCCCCATTTGTTCTGTCATTTCAGGCACGGCAAATACAAATTTATTATAATCATGCATGATATCTATTAAAGTAGTTACATCTTTTGGTGTAATACCATCAGGCGCACTTGTATTAATAACTGGTATATTGTAGTTAGATAAGCTGTCTAGTTTATCAAATTTACACCAATGATCTAATAATGTAAGACCTTTATAATTAATACTATTTGGTGAGGCACTACAACCTAAGGCAAATGTTTTCATATTGTTATATCTATTATCATTCTTTTTCCTGTAAAAATTTCACAATCAACTATGTATTCTTTATATTTTTTATGTTTCTTATATTCAGATAAATCTTCTGTAATGGTTCTTAATATTAATTTATCGTCCCAATATATTTGTTCATGGTACGGTTCTTGTATTATTGCATTAGTACTATTATATAATTCAATGGTCAATTTATCAAACAATTCTTTATGATTGTTAGGATTATATATGAGAACACCGCTCCATATAACTTGATCTACGTTAAAATCTACAGTTATATTTTTTATGTCATTCCAATTTGCTTTTCTATATTCCATATTAGGAAAATTACACCAATTACTTTTTGCTATTTCTATAGGTTCAGGTGAAGTATCAAATCCCATATACAAATAATCTGTATATTCTCTTTCATGTAATATTGTGTTTATGGGTCCATGTCTACAACCTACATCAATAATACCTTTAGATTGTTTTTCTATAATTATATCTGCTTGTTTTTCGAATATGGGATTTGCTTGGGGAGTATCTAGATAGGCCATATCTTCCATTGTATATTCTGTACATAATGGAACTTCTAATTTTCCTCCTTTAACCGGAAAATTTCTATAAGATGGCTTAGGAATTTTTACCATACCCATACCACAAAAGAATATCGTTCACCTTTGGTTATTTTTGTAACCTTATGTGGATATAAAAATGTTGACGGAAATATAATTATTTTACCTTTTTTTAATTCATATTTTTTATCATAAAACATTAATTCTCCCCCATCGTAATCATCATTTAATACTCCAATGATTGATAAAATAGGTACACCATTAATTGTTTTTCCAAAAACATTATGAACATGATCGCAGTGATTTATCATATTAGAATTTGTAGTATATTTAATCCAACAAATTTCAGATTTATCTGTCCAATTAAAAAACCAAGGCATGTCATGTAAAAAAATATCTATATAATTTTTTATTGCAGTATCAATATGAATATTTAAATATTCAGCAATTTGATGATTTAAATCTAATTGTAAGGTATAGTATGAACTTTGAGGCTGGTCTATTACATTGCCCACAGTTGTTGAAATATCTAAGTTATTAATATCAGAATATAAAAATTCTTTCCAATTACATGTTTTTATTTCTGTTACTATTTTATCTGATATATCTGGAGATATAAATTCAAATGTTTTTATGAAGTAATCAAGAGTTCTGGTAATCATGTGCTACTCTATATAATAATCTATTCACATCATATATTGGAGTTCGCCTATGTAATGTACAAAGTTGATCACTTAATACTAAATCGCCTTGTTTGAAAATATGATGATATTGATATTTTGATCTAAAAATTATTGGTTTTAATTCTTCTATTAATTTTATATGATCTATTTTTTTGCTTTTGTGCCACGCCTTTACTATAAAATGATATGGAAAATAAAAATAATATAAATCTGAGTTGGGGTGTTTATCTACTAAAGGCCTTATACTCCCAGGATATCTACTCATTAATTTATATTCAGGATCATCTTCGTCTAATTTATATATTGTATTATTAACAAATGCGAGTCTAATTTTTATATCTTTATAATACTCTTGTTGTTCTTCTGAAAGATCATAGAATGGTCTACTCGTATTACAAAAACTTGTTGTTGTATTTTCATCACTTATTTTACAATATAATGTGACACAAATTTTATCAATATTTCTTCTACTGTTACCATTACTATGCCAACCCAATTCTGTATCACCAAACATTCCTATTTTAGATCCATCTTTATTACGCTTACCTGTAACCTTAAATATTTCAGGATGTTCTTCTAGATTCATATAGGCTTCAGGCGTTTCACATTCGCCTATACTTTTACAAAAAGATACTAATTCGTTGTCTGACAAATTTTGATCATGACATACTGCAACACCCACTCTTTGTAAATGTTCGACTAATTTTTTTGTATTAGTTATTGGATCTTCACAAATAATATGTGTCATAATTCATTCAACACGCCATTAATAAACGGATCAGAAAATTCTTTTACTATTTCTCCGTTTTCAATTAATACTGCAAAACGACTACACCATTTATGTTTACCAGGCCCATAGTCAACAGTTTTATTAATCCAATCAGCAAATAAACCATGAGGATCTCCAATACAATCTATATCCGGATGACCGTGATGCTTATTCCACGCATTCATTACCCAAGCATCATTTATTGAAATAAAAATAACTTTTTCTATTCCTTTTTCTTTTAACTTATCAAGGTTTGATGCAAATCCTGGTAAATGTTCATTGGTACATCCAGGTGTAAATGCACCCGGAACTCCACATAAAATAATTTTTTTATTTGGAAAATTATAAGGATGACTATCCTCATCTGATTCTAATATACAAAGTCCTTGTTCATACATTTTTTCCTTTCACATCTATTAAATCGTCTTGTCCATCTAAACTGAACATTAATGCAATTCTAGAGTTATCACTATCATTTTTAACTGCATGAGCAAACCCCCCATTTATAAAATATGCTTTTCCTGCTACTAGATTATATTCTTCAATATTTTTTCTAACCTTGAACAAATTTTTAACTTTTTTATCTGTATAAATCGGAATAATTATTCTTGTAGCATAAGAAGGATCATAATCTATATGAAATGTTATTTCAGTTTTAGGTAAAAGTTTTGTTATTCTCACTCGCATCGCTGGCGCATTAAATTGTTCTACTATACTTTCAAAGTAGCTACCTATATAATCTTTAGTTTTTTTATTATATAAAGTTTCTTCGCGTCTCCGTATTCGTTCTTTAATGTTATCAGTATATGGCATCGGATTACCATTTAATTCTGTTAGTGTTATTTGTTCGAAATTATCATAAACATCAGATACAAGTTTTTCATGATTCATACATAATTCAGGATTAGCA